CTCAACTGGAATTACCTTTGATTTAGTTATTGAGGCAACTTCAACTCTTAGAAACAATACAACGATTACAAGTCAAACTACAGTAAGTGGAATTTCGACAGGAGATTACTTTATAATCTATGATTCCAACGTTGGAAGTGGAGTAACATCTCTGGATGAAAACGGACAAGTAATTGGCATTGGAACAACGTGTTTGGATAATATTTACAGAGTTGCCACTGTTTCTACTGCTAGTACTTCTGCAATTGGATTCGGATCAACCACTGTAGCAAGAGTAACTGTTAGCGTTTCTAATTATAATGGATTTAGCGCATCAGGACTAGCCCTCAGCAGTTTCTATGGTAGATATAGTTGGGGCAAGATTGTTTTAAGTGAAAGAGAAGAGGATTATACTTATAATGCGATCACTTCCAATGGAGTATCGGGAATTACGACTGGACCATATGTTATTAGAAAATCTCCAATGAAGACCCAAGGTTATTCTTAATAAATAGATAAAAAATCTCAAAAATGGCCGCTATTATAACTGACCAATTAAGAATTCTAAATGCGAAGAATTTCGTGGCAGGATTCAGTACAACTACAGAATCCTATTATTCTTTTGTTGGACTTCCGAATCCAACTACAATAGATAGTAATTGGAATTCAAGTCCACCAGCACCAAGAGATAATTTTAATAACGAAAACGTAGTTTGGGATAGTATAGTAGCTCTTAAAAAAATAACATCTGGTGATGCAAAGCAGGTAGTAAGAAAAAATGTTTGGGCTTCTGGTATCACATATGATTATTATAGACATGACTATAGTATAACAAATACACCCAAAAATTCAAGCGGCACATCTTTATACTCTGCAAATTATTTTGTAGTTAATAGTGATTATAGAGTTTATATCTGTCTGCAAAATGGAACCACACCCGAAACTCCAAACGGGCAAGCATCTTTAGATGAACCAAGGTTTACTGATTTAGAACCAAAAGCGGCTGGAACAAGTGGCGATGGTTATATTTGGAAATATCTCTATACAATCAAACCATCAGATATTGTTAAATTTGATAGCACAGACTATATGCCAGTTCCCTCAGATTGGGAAACGAGCTCTGAACACGCACTAGTAAGAAACAATGCAGTTGATGGTGGAATTAAAATTGTAGTTATAAAAAATAGAGGAGTTGGAGTAGGAACTGCAAATAGAACATACACAAAAGTTCCCATTAAGGGGGATGGTAGTGGAGCAGAATGTACGGTAACTGTTAATAATGATTCAAAAGTTGAGAGTGTTGTTGTATCAAATCAAGGTTCTGGATATACATTTGGAAATGTTGATTTAATTGCTGGTGGTGTTGCTCAACCAACTACATTTCCAACTCTTGACGTAATTATTCCACCACAGGGAGGACATGGTAAAGACATTTATAGAGAACTTGGAGCAACAAATGTTTTACTTTATTCTAGAATTGAAAATGATGTAGAAAATCCAGATTTTGTAACAGGAAATGAAATTGCAAGAATTGGTATTATCCAAAGTCCTTCTTCTTATGGAAGTTCTCAACTTTTAAATCTGGATAAAGCAAGTGCAGCATACGCCATTCGTTTAACCGGAACTGGATATAGTTCTGCTACCTTTACTCAAGATTCCGTTATTCAACAAGTAATCGGCACAGGACAAACTGCGATGGGTAAGGTCATTAGTTATGACCAAACTACTGGTGTTCTCAAGTATTGGCAAGAAAGAACTTTTGCTGGATTTAGTACGGTTGGAACAGCACAAACCAACCCAACTTTTGGATATAATTTGAATAGATTTACAGCATCTCCTTCATCTGGAGGAAGTCTAACAATAACTGGTGGAAGCATTAACTTAGGAATTAGTACTGGATTTACAGGTGTATCAACCTCTATAAATAGTAGGACATATTATCTTGGTCAAACCTTTACTAATGGAATATCAACTCCAGAAGTAGAACCTTACTCTGGAAATATGCTTTACGTTGATAATAGACCAGCCATTTTAAGGTCTTCCAATCAAAAAGAAGATATCAAAATTATATTGCAGTTCTAACTAACTATGGCTCAACAAACCAACCTCAACGTTTCTCCATATTTTGATGATTTTGATCCAAATGATAATTACCATAAGGTTCTTTTCAAACCAGGTTATCCAGTTCAGGCAAGAGAACTAACTGGATTACAATCAATTCTTCAAAATCAAATTGAAAGGTTTGGTCAGCATTTTTTCAAAGAAGGTGCAAAAGTAATTCCTGGTAATACAGCATTTACTAGGAATTATTATGCTGTTGAAATAAACAATACACATTTAGGAATACCGGTAGATTATTACATTGAACAACTACTGAAGAGAAAAATTGTAGGATTAACTTCGGGATTAACTGCAGTTATTGATAAAATTTTACCTTCCGACGAGTCAGATAGAGGAAATTTAACTCTTTATATCTCCTATACATCATCAGGAGTTCAAAATACAGAAATCACAAAATTTTTAGATGGTGAACTGTTAGCCGCTGATATTGATATTGTTTCAGGTCCTCTAGGAAATCCTTTTATCCCCACTGGAGAATCTTTTGCATCCACAATTTCATCAAATGCAACATCAATTGGGTCTGCTTTTTCTATTTCCAATGGTGTCTATTTTATAAGAGGAAATTTTGTTAACGTTTTAGATGAAACTATTTTACTTTCACAATATTCTAATTCCCCAACAGGAAGAATTGGTTTAAAAATATCAGAGGAAATAGTTAATGCTGCGGAAGATGAATCACTTGCAGATAACTCCAAAGGTTTTAATAATTATGCAGCACCAGGGGCGGATCGTCTTAAAATAAACTGCTCTTTATTCTTCAAATCTATTGATGATTTTAATGATTCAAACTTTGTTGAGTTAGCAACAGTTAGAGATGGTGTTTTAGAATCACAAGTAAAAAATACTCAATACAGCGTAATTGCTGATGAACTAGCTCGTAGAACCTATTCCGAGTCTGGTGATTACACTGTCACACCATTCAGTATGTCAGTGAGAGAGTCTCTAAATGATGGTGTTGGTAACAATGGAATTTTTAATGATGGTCAATTTACATATAATGGGAATTTAGCAAGTGATGATTTAGCTCTATATGAAATTTCTCCAGGAAAAGCATTTGTCAAGGGTTACGAAGTAGAGACAATTAATACCACTTATCTTGATGTTCAAAAACCAAGAACAACAAAAACTCTAGAAAATCAAGGTATTGTTTACAATACTGGTTCTACATTAAAAGTTAATAGAGTTTTTGGAGCACCTACAACTGGAATTGGAAACACTTATGTTCTTAGTCTAAGAGATCAAAGAATTGGTCTCAGTTCAATTTCAGCTCCAGGAAAAGAAATTGGATTAGCAAGAGTTTATGACTTTACGTTAGAAAGTGGTTCTTACAGTACAACAAATGATGATATAAATCAATGGGATGTTCAACTATATGATGTTCAAACTTTCTCTCATATTACACTCAATGAACCAGTTACTTTAACTGTACCAACACATATTAAAGGAAAATACAGTGGAGCAACTGCATTTTTAAGAAATGCAGTTTCTGCTGGAACATCAATAACTGTTTATGAAAAAAATGGAGAATTTTTAAATAATGAACCATTCATTTTCAATGGAATAGAAAATACAAGAGTTGCAATTGCTATAACGGCTTCAAGTCTGTCTGATGTAAAATCAGTTTATGGTGGACCTGCTCTTGGAAGTATTGGTGCTGCAAGCACATTTACTGCAGATACTGTTCTAGAAACTTTATTTAATGTTGGTATAGCAACAGTGACTCCAAGAGATGCTTCTGGTATAAGCACAATCGTAGCAACTCCTGGTTCACAATTTTTAACCAATGTAAAAGTAAATAGTGTTTTAAGATACTCAGATAGTTCTAAAACATTCACTGATCCTGTTACAGTAAGAGTAACAAGTATTGGATCTACTTCAGTTAGCGTTGTTGGTGTTCAAACTGTAACTGGTATTGCAGAAGGTGCTTTGCCAACATCTTCAAATCTTTCTGTTACAGATTTAAAAATAGTTGGAACTAAAATTGTAGCAGCTGCTGGCGGAAGTGATGAAAATGCATTGTATACTACAATGCCAAAATCATTTATTTCAAATGTTGATTTAACAGAATCTGATTTATCAATAAGAAAAACATTTACTGTTAATATTTCAGGTAACAGATTATCTACTGCAGTTGTTGCTGGAGATAATGAGACATTTTTAGCGTTTGACGAAGAAAGATATGCATTAATTAGAACTGACGGTTCTTCAGAAGTATTGACTTCTGATAAATTTACTTTCTCTGTTGGTTCTACTACATTACAAATCAATAATTTGGGTGCAGATGATACTGGTGCTAAATTATTTGCAACGCTTAGAAAGACAAAAATTAAGTCAAAGGTAAAGAGACAAAATAGAGTCAATACCTTAGTTGTTGATAAATCAAAACTAGTTGGTTCAGGAATTGGTTCAACTACATTAAACAATGGATTAACTCAAGGGAATTTCCCATATGGGACAAGAGTTGAAGATGATAGAATTTCATTAAATAAAGCAGATGTTATAAAAGTTCTTGGTATTTTTGAATCCGTTGACACTTCAGCGGCTTCAGCACCCAAAGTTACACTTTCATCACTATCAAGTTTAACTGGAAAAACTACAGATTTACTTATTGGGGAACAATTTAAAGGAGTTACTTCTGGCGCAGTAGCAATTTATGGTGAGAGACTGACAGATACTCAAATAACATATCTTCCAAGAAATAATATCAATTTTATTGAAGGAGAAACTGTAGTATTTGCTGAATCAAACATTTCGGCTGTAGTAACTACTCTAAACACACCAAGTAAGTCTATATCAAGTAAATATACTTTTAATAACGGTCAAAATTCATCTACATATAATCATGGATTTTTAATTAGAAATCCTGAAGCGTCTGCTCCAACAAAACAATTAAAAATATACTTTACAAATGCATATTATGAGTCTTCTGATGATGGAGACATTACAACAAGAAATTCTTATGTTGGATTTGATTATGAAACAGAGGTTCAAGTAGTTAATGGATATAGAAATACGGATTTAATTGATATTAGACCTAGAGTTTCTGATTATACAACGGCAGAAAATGCAAGATCACCGTTTGAATTTTTAGGAAGATCCTTTAATGGTAGTGGCAACTCTGCTGCTAATATTTTAGCTTCTGATGAATCAATTAATCTTAGTTTTTCATTCTACCTAGGAAGATTAGACAGAGTTTTCCTAACAAAAGATGGAAGATTCCAAATTCAACAAGGAACACCATCCGAAACCTTTGAAAGTCCTGTTCCTATTGATGATGCTTTAGAGATTGCAAGTGTAAAACTTCCACCTTATCTTTTTGATGTTAAGGATGCTTCATTGTCCTTCCTTGATCATAAGAGATACAGAATGTCTGATATCAGACTACTTGAAGATAGAATTAGAAACCTTGAATATTACACAACTTTATCGCTATTAGAGTCTAATACAGAAAGTTTGTTTATAGCAGATGCAAATGGACTGAATAGATTTAAATCTGGATTCTTTGTTGATGATTTTACAAATATCTTACCACAAGAATCAGATATTCCTATCAATAACTCAATTGATATTCAAAATAGAGAACTTCGTCCAAGACACTTCACAAATTCAATTGATTTAGCAATTGGTCCCGTTGAAGGTGTAACCTCGGGTAGTGACTTAGCATTCTCTACTCCAGAAGGAACAAATATTAAAAGGTCTGGAGATATAATCACTCTGGATTACACAGAAGTTGAATGGTTGAAGCAATCTTTTGCAACTAGAACAGAAAGTATCACTCCTTTCCTAGTAAGTTTCTGGCAAGCAACCGTTGATTTAACACCTTCTTCTGATACTTGGGTGGATACCGCAAGAATTGAAGCAAAAATTATTAATGTTGAAGGTAATTATGCTACAGAAATGGCAGAAGCAACCAGAAGATTTGGGCAACCAGATCCACAAACAGGAATGTTCCCAATTATGTGGAATGCCTGGGAAACAACATGGACTGGAAGAGAATCCAACACCAGAAATGTTGGAACAAGAACTGTTACTGGACAAACTGGAACCAATGGATTAGTTACTGGTACTGTAACAAACACCTCAATAAATCAAGGTGGCGGTGCCAGAGTAAGATCCTGGACAGAATCAACTACTACTAACGTTCTCCAAGATACGGTAACAGATACATTTAGAACAGGAACAGATACAAGGACTGGTACTAGAACAGTTATTACTGAAAGATTTGATAGAACATCAGTCGGTGATAGAGTTGTAAGTCGTGATGTAATTAATATTATGCGCTCTAGAAACATTCAATTTGTTTCTAAGAAATTAAAACCACTCACTCAAATTTATGCATTCTTTGATGGAAGGGATGTTACCAAATACTGTGTTCCAAAACTCTTAGAAATTTCTATGCTTTCTGGAACTTTCCAAGTTGGAGAAACTATTGTTGGAAGAATGAGAGCAACTGGGTTAGGAAATCCAAATCCAGCTGATCCATCAATTCAATTTAGAGTTGCTCAGGCAAATCATAAAGAAGGTCCATTTAATGCGCCAACAAGTGTATTCACAAATAATCCATATCTGTC